AAGGCTTAAAAAAAGGTCGCCATTTATCTTTAAGACTGCGAAAGTGTTTGAAGATGGTGAATGGAAGATAAGAGTTTGGAGAATCGCATGAGATGGGTCGTTGGTTTCATCTGGCTAATGCTGTTTGCAAATTGGCTTAACGTATTAACTTTATTGGTAATTGCACCAATTTTGTGGATTGTCATGCTTGGGTTTATTGGGTATAGTCTATTGGTGTTCGGCGGTTTGCATGATTGAAATTAGCAAAAAACTATGAGCTAATAGCGATTTGCATGAGAAATAGGGGCTTATTTTGGTTTCGGACTTAAAAAAAACGCTGCAAAATCGTGCAAAAAGTGAGCTAAAAGCCAAAAAAGAGCTGAAAAATGCACGAAAACCACAGCGAAAAGCTGAAAAACCTCAAATTACACCTGAAATGGCGTATATTATGCCGCCAGGGGATCCACTAAGCGAATATGTTAAGGATTGTATGCACGGGCGTTTACCCCAACGCGGTGAGCATGTGCCTAATGATGTTTCTATGACGCTTGTTCGCAATATGGCAATGTGCGGTTATCGGCCTGAAGAGATTGCGTCTGTAATTTCATTAGAGCGTGATACTCTCGAGAAACATTATAAGTTTGAACTTTATGAGTTTCCTAAAATTGCCACAACAAATGTTGCTTCGAGCCTTTATCGTAAAGCCATCGGCGGGGATATTGCCGCGCAAATCTTCTGGATGAAAACAAAAGGAAAATGGAAAGAAGGCATTGAAATTGACGTTAACACACGTCATGCTATATCGTTGGACTTCTCGAATTTTGATGACGAACAACTCGATTGGCTGCGCTCTGCGCTCCTCACGGCTGCAGGTGATAACGCAAAGGTCATTGAAGGCACGGTCGATGATGTGACAAAACGCTAAAGGCTATAGGCGAATGAGCGAATCAGTCCAGGCAATTATCGAAGAGCTAAACACTGGCGCGAGTTTTACAACTGTTGCTAGAAAGCTAAATACAACTAAGGGCGTTGTTGCTGGGGTTTGTTATCGTAACCGCGAGCAATTAACCCCGCGCTTTGCGCTTCTGGCTGCAAGAAAAAATAATTCTACATATATAGAGTATAAGCCATTGCAATTTGTCGATGGTCGCAATGGATTGTGCCGTTTTCCTTTGTGGTCGCGCAATGAGCGAATTGGTTTAGTCTGTGGCCAACCCGTTAAAGATGATTTGCCTTACTGCGCAAAGTGTTGCGCTATTGCTTATGTGCCAACTCTTGACAAGAAACTAAAAGTTGTAACAAATATCAAGAAGCAAATATGGTAATTGTCGATGAAAGTTGATGAAAGTTGATGAAAGTCGATGAAAGTCGAGTTTGATACACCCAACACCCAACACCCAACACCCAACACCCAACACCCAACACCCAACACCCAACACCCAACACCCAACACCCAACACCCAACACCTTAACTACTGAGCATAATGGTAAAAAGAAAAGAGCACCCTCTACAACAACATCGGGAATATATAATTACGCTTCTAGCTGAGGGAAAAAACTACGCTCAAATTTCCAATATATTAAATTATTCGCGTTTTGCTGTTTGTCGGTGGTGCTTCCGTAATAATCTCAAATTGCAAATACCAGTAGAACAAGCGAAGAAGATATGGTCAACACCACGCGGTGAGACAAGAAAAATCCGCACAAAACACCCCCACCCACCCCGTGCACAGAGGAATCTGGATGATGCCCCTACCGATGCCTATTCTACCAGCCTATTCCTCGAGCGTTACGCAAAAACTGTATCGCTAGGGGATTACCCCCATAAAGTGCATTTTGCACACACCACGGCGGAGAATTGTATGTTCCCACTATGGGATTCGTATCAAACAATCGGTTTTGTGTGTGGAGCATATAAGCCTAAGCATTTAACCTATTGTGCAACCTGTGCAGGAATTGCCTATGTCGTCTAAGCTCACAGCCCCAGAAATTGCGCGATTATTTCAGAATCGTCAGGATTTGATCGATGGGGTCAATGCAATGGATAGGGCGCAATGCGAGCGGTCGCTATCTGGTTTCGTAAAACGTGCCTGGCATGTGCTAGAGCCTAACACCCCCTATACCCATAATTGGCATATTGATGCTATGTGCCAACACCTTGAAGCAATTACCTACGGACAACTCACACGGCTTTTAATCAATGTTCCCCCAGGCTCATTAAAGTCGCTCCTTGTTTCGGTGTTCTGGCCAGCATGGGAATGGGGACCGCGTGGAATGCCAGAATTGCGCTATATTACAGCGTCCCACGCTCAAAACCTAGCGGTGAGGGATAACACCAAGATGCGGAGGTTGATTACCTCGGATTGGTATCAGAAGCTATGGGGGTCGCAAGCCTTAGATAGAAAAAAGCGATACGTTGCACTGACCAGTGACCAGAATACAAAGCTCAAGTTTGAGAATTATGCACTGGGCTTTCGTGAAGCGTGCGCAGCTGGTTCGATGACGGGTTCCCGTGGTGATAGGATTATTATTGATGACCCCCACAGCGTTGCAAGTGCTGCCTCGGATGCAGAACGCAACACTACGCTTGAATGGTTTTTAGAAGCTGTTCCAACACGGGTAAATGATTTTGAGCGTTCGGCGATTATTGTGATTATGCAGAGATTACACTCTGATGATGTGAGCGGTGTAATTTTGTCAAAAGAATTGGGCTATGAGCATTTAATGTTGCCGATGGAGTTTGAGCCTGAGCGCAAGTGTTATACCTCGTTAGGATGGGAAGACCCACGCACAGAGCCAGGGGAATTACTCTTCCCCGAGCGTTTTTCGCGGGACGTTGTAGATAAACTCAAGAAGCAACTCGGAACTTACGGAGCTGCTGGGCAGTTACAACAACGACCTGCTCCGCGTGGTGGTGGTGTGATTAAACGGGATTGGTGGAGAACGTGGGATGACGACACGGCCAAAACCAACGGGATATTGAATTGCACGAAGTATCCGAAAATGAGTTTTGTGCTCATGTCTCTTGATACTGCGTATGACGAGAAGCAAGAGAACGATCCAAGTGCGTGCACTGTATGGGGTGTGTGGACGGATTTAAGCGGCCACACAAGACTAATGCTCATGTATGCGTGGCAAGAGCGATTAGAATTTCCCGAACTTGTACGCAAGATTATTAAAACGGCAGAGCAATATAAGGTGGATAGATTGCTCATTGAGGCGAAAGCCTCAGGTAAGTCTGTCGCGCAAGAGATCCGCCGAATGTCTGCACGGGAGGATTACGGGGTAACACTTATGGACCCCAAAGGAGCAAGTAAACTCGCTCGGGCTTCTGCTGTTACACATATTTGGGAAAATGGGTTGATCTATGCGCCTGATGAGACTGAATATCGCTGGGCGGATGAGGTGATAACACAATTCGAGGAGTTTCCACGCGCTAAGCATGATGATTTGGTGGACTCTGGCGTGTATGCTATAACCTATCTCAGAGATTCAGGCATGTTGAAACTACCAGAAGAGATTGATTTCATCGAAGAAGCGGAAATGCAATATGACAGTACTCGCGGAGGGAACGCCTTGTCGCATTATTACGACTAGAAACACTACTCAACGCACCCTACGTCGGTCGGAAATCCGACCTACCCACCTTCAGCACAAGGTGTACCCCTCAGCACACTACACCTATGTTGACAATTTGCACTCCGCACCAAAACTTCCCTTCGCCCAGGACTCATGCCACACTGACAAGCCACTGCACATAGGATTACCCACATGAGAGCGCCGATTATCCAGCCAGAATATCCGAGTTTTGAGGAGTTTCTACAGATTCAAGGCATGGAGCCAAACCCAGATTCGCCCAGCGCCGAGCGTCAAGGGAGTATTGTAGAAATTAACACGGGTGATGCAGTTATTCAGATTGATTTCAATCCTGATGATAACCCCGAGCAGACGAGAAAGCGCAAGGAAGCGCAGCATGATGATAATCTCGCGGAATTGGTGGACGAGGCGGAATTGGGCCGCCTTGCGCAAACACTTTTGACAGATATTCGTGCCGATGACCAAAGCCGTGCGGATTGGTTAGAGAATTACACGCGTGGGCTAGAACTTCTTGGTAATAAGATCGACCAACCGTCGACAGGCACGCAAGCCAGTGGTGGGACATTCTCCAAAGTGCGACATCCTCTTCTCCTTGAGGCGTGCATACGGTTTCAAGCAAATGCCAGAGGAGAGTTACTTCCTGCAGGTGGACCTGTCAAGATTCGCAATGATGGACCGAGTAACAAGGTGGTAGATGAGGCCGCACAAGCCCTAGAGACTGATTTTAATCATTATCTTACGGTAACTGCTTCTGAGTATTATCCTAATACAGATAAGATGCTCTTTCAAGTTGGATTTGGGGGTATGGGGTTCAAGAAGGTATATTACCACCCAATTTACCGTCGGCCTGTGTCCGAGAGTGTGCCAGTTGAAGACATTATTGTGAATAATGCTGAGGATTCACTCGACTCTTGCGGGCGGATCACACAGCGCATACAAATGCGACCATCAATGTTGCGCCGTATGCAGCTTCTTGGTGTGTATCGTGACGTGCCTCTTACATCTCCATCGACTGTAAGCAGTAGCACGAACTCCGTTAAGCAAGAGATTGAGGATCAGCAAGGTGTGCGTCCACACACGGAGCAAGACCCAGAGCACAACACACGGACGATGTACGAGTGTTATTGTGAGTTGGACTTAGAAGGATTTGAGCACGAAGTTGATGGTGAACCATCTGGATTGTTGTTGCCATATCGCGTTGTGATTGATGAGGATAGTGAGACTATTTTAGAAATCCGTCGTTGGTGGGAAGAAGACGATGAGATGTATATGCGCAAAGAGGTATTTGTTGAGTATAAGTTCTTACCTGCGTTTGGGTTTTATGCGTGGGGGTTAAAGGATTTGCTCGGCAATACTGCGATGGCGTTGACCGCTGGGCTAAGGATGACAGCCGATGCAGGTGCGTTTGCGAACTTCCCAGGGTTTTTAACAACGAAAGATGTTGGACGCAACACAACCAACAATATGAGCATTCCGCCTGGTGGTTCAGTTGCTATTGAGACAAATGGTCGTCCGATTGGTGAAGTTGCAATGCCATTGCCGTATAAAGGCGTGGATGCTGGGTTTGTGAGTGTATTACAAGCTCTTGCCGCTACTGGTGAACGCCTTGGCGGAACAGCAGAACTCAATGTTGGAGAGGGCGTTGCCAACGTGCCTGTTGGATCTGTAATTGCCATGATTGAGCAAGCTACAATGTCAATGAGCGCGGTGCACAAACGTCTTCATGCAGCTCAAGCCAAAGAGTTTAGGCTACTTGCTGAGTTGTTTAAGAAATACCCAACAGCGTTCTGGGCAAGTAATAGAGCACCCAATAATCGGTGGAGCGAGGATAGCCTTATTATTGCACTCAACACCAATACATTGGTGCCGACTGCTGATCCAAATACAGCCTCGCAAGCTGCACGGGTGCAAAAAGCCTTGGCGATTAAGCAACTTCAAGCTGCTAATCCAGAACTCTATGATGCCAAAGCCGTTGATGAGCGTATTTTGTCGATGATTGGGATTGATGATTATCAGAGTCTCTTTAATCAAGACACATCCGCAAATCAGGGCGACCCGACTAAAATGGTCGAGGCACAAGCGAAAATTAAAATGGCTGAGGCAAAACAAGCTGAGGTGGGTATTAAGTTGCAAGACAGTAATGTTGATGCTGAGAACCGTCGTGCTGATAGAGAGAGCCGTGAGCGGATTGCTGCGGTGAACTTTGCCAAGGATTTAGGTGAGCACCCAGATATGTATGAGCAGGAGATGGAGATTGTACGCCCAATACTGCCGTTCCTACAGCAAGACGATATGCCACACATACCAACAACACCACGTCCTCAACCACCGACAGACCCATTAGCAAACTTGCCAATATAAGCACTATCTCAAAAAAGTGACTCATGGCAGGTTAGCAGTATATTTCTGAGCGCGAGGATGTACGCACATGGCCTATTCTGATCTAAAATCTAAAATAGAAGCGTCTAAAAAGGCGAAACTTGCCAGTTTGAAGGGTAAAAACCGCACAAACGGTTATGACTTTGATGATAACGGACGTTTAGGCGACCGTACAGCAACATGTGGGCGTGATGCGTATAAAGCAGGTGGGTCAGTTAAAGCAGAAGCTGTTAAAGGCGTAAAACGTCTTGATCGTGTGTCTCGGAGCGCGAAAAAGAAGGCTGAAGGTGGGTCTGTAGACGATTTACGTAAGCGTTACGTAGATGATAGTGCTCTAGATTTAGCGACACGCCGAGCTGCTCGTAATAACGACGCTGTTCGTTCATCTGGAGCTGCAGATGATGAAAATTATCGTGAAAATCCACGCTTTAAGCATGGCGGGAAGATTATGAAACGGGCTGAGGGTGGGTCAACAGGCACAAAAGACACTCCAGCGCCTAAACCAATGCCAAAACCTGTTCCAAAACCCATCGATGACAAGCAAATTATGACTGCTAGCTGCAAAAAAAGCGGCGGGCGGGCTAAAAAAGCCGAAGGGGGTGAGATTGAGCCAAAAGAAATATCTATGGAAGATAAAATTGGCATGAATCAATTGATGAACCGTGTCAAAGAAGAAAAAGACATGCGTTCTGGCGAAAAAGACCCTACTCGTGGCGATAAATATGCTGGCGAGAAGGACTATAAAAAGGGTGGCAAGGTCGATAACAAATTCAAAGGCAAATTTGCAGCAGGTGGCAAGGTAAAAGATGCGAAAACAAGCATTAATATCGTAATTGCCCCACAAGGAGCTTCGGGTCCAGGGGGTGATGCTATGCAGATGAAGCCTATGCCGTTACCAATGGTTGCTGCAATGGGTGCGCCTATTCCTCCACGCCCGATGCCAACACCCCCTGCTCCTATTCAACTTGGTGGACCAATCGCAAACCCACAAGGTGCGAATCCTATGATGCCATCAATGCCACGCAAAACTGGTGGTCGCACTAACTTCACAGGTGGAGCTGGTTCTGGCGTTGGTCGTCTTGAGCTTAGTAAAGCAACAAAGAAATAAAAAGTATAACTATTAAGTAAACTAATAGTATAAATATAAAACTATTTGACAATAATAG